CCGGGGGTTGCTAATTTTAAGTCCTAGCGACTACTCTAACGTAGAGCGGACGAGTGATCTGCGTGTCACTAACGGGGGTTGACACAAACCCAACCATTTAAGTAATGGCAAACTGCACTTATGCTGTGCTGGCATGTGATCTACGTGTCACAAACGGAATCAGATGAACTATTGTCGGGTGTAAAGATCATAGAAATCACACCACAAAGTGGGGAATTCTAACGGAAGGCGCAATGGCCCACCATTCCATGCTTTGAGTTTACTCTCGACAATGAGCTGTGTTTCGATGGGGATCCGAAACACTTCCTCAACCAGTAACCTAGACTCCGAGGTTACGGGCACTGCGGCTAGGGTTCGCCAATCAAGCGAAAGGATGTCAGTCTGGGCGGCATAGCTGACTGTGTCGACGTGATTATCACGGACGGTGTAACCCTTCGTTATGCGTAATATTGCAAGGGCCAACTCATGGACAATTGGGCTTCCATTGTGAAGTGAGAGCATCGATAGACCTTGCGCTCTCAAGAGTGAGTTGTGACATTTACGTCCAGCGTTCAAATAACGTTCCGGGATCCGAGAGAAGCTAACAAGCTTCTTAAGGGGGTCGGCGCAGATAGTATCGCCACTGAAGAACAGTTGGCAAAATCCTGCTTCATTTTTCGTCAAGTTGGTCTGGATCTTCGCGATCAATCCCAACTCGAAGAAATCCGTGGCAGTAACCGGCGCATCTTTTGGGTCAGCTAAGACGTCATCTCCTTCGATGATTAGCATCGTTTCAATCTCGTGTAGGGTCTTACCATTGCGCAGGAGGATGGTGACCCAGACGAGATAGTTCAGTAAATAGTTGGCCAGGGATGTGCTAGAATCCCCGGACATTTCCACATTAGTAGTCAATTCAACAATCATACCATTTCGAAATTTAAGGATCTTATCGCCGGTAAGAACCCATTTGAAGTAAATTTCGATCAATTCGTGGGAAGTGGTAGCTCCGAGAAGGCGATTAAGGATAGGGCGGATGGAGTGATCAAGCAAATCAGCAGAATGACTAGCTTCAAACGACGAGTAGTCCGACGTTGCAAGACCATTCTCGCTGAACAACTTAACCATCTCCATGCGTTGCTTAGGAGTCGTGTGCTTGACATTACAAGGCAAACGAGCATATAAGAAATCCTCAATGGAGCGAATATTGCGACCATAATAATACGCAATATCCTTCTTGAAAGAGTCTTTACTCGTGCCTTGAATGCCCCGCTGTTGCTTGTACTCATCATAGCATTCATCCTTCGTAAAGCTAGCCATAGTCCTCTTACCTTTAATGTGGCCCACGCCGAGAGCGGCCTCATTATGATATTGTATAAGTGAATCCTTATACGATTGAGGCTTTGCGAGACTCTGAACATAATCCGCAAAAGGAATGATCTCACTCTCGTCAAGAGGCCTAAGGTAAGTATCAAACACACGGTCAGTAGCGCGACGTAGCTCCTTAAGCTTGCTTTTATGCGGTTTCGGCATCTTAGGGCATGTGCGGTGCACGACGCCAGCAAGTTGAGAAGGAACATGGGCCCGATCAGGTGTAGGGCGTGCAGCACCAACAATATGACTCGGATTAAGTGCCCCCATGGGTCGGCGATCATCAACGTGGCGAGATGAATAATCACTGAGAATAAGAGGGTCACAAAGGATCTTAACTGAGAATGGATTGTGATCCCTGATCTTAATAGGATT